GACGCAGTTTTGGATTAAAAGGCGAAGTGGTTCAAATTGGGGAGGTCGTCGAGGCCTCTCCTACCGATGCCAGGCAGCTAATTAATTCAGGTCAAGCGAAAGAGGCCGTAGTTTGTGAGGTTCAAAAAAAGGAACCTGCCCCTAAACCAAAAACAACCCGTAAACCTAAAAAACCATCACCAACTTCTGACGAATGACCATCCAAAACCTAGGTTCAAAAGGAACCGCCGTTGACATACTTCCAAATGACGTGCTTGCGAGTACAGCAAATGGAAGTGCAATCGACCTTCAAGGCTACGAAGGCGACGCTGCTTTTATTTTCTCGGCGGAAGCTGGGGGATCAGGCATTACTTATGCCATGAAGATCCAAGAGTGCGCCACAAGCGGCGGCACTTATACAGATGTCAGCGGAGGCGGTTTCACCACAACGGCAGCCAATACCGCTGCATTTGAGCAGATCGCTCTGAACATCTCTGACCTTAAGCGCTATGTAAGAAGTAGTGCCACCGTGAGCGGTGGAACGGGGGCAGGCGCAGTCAATGTCACTGCTTATGCTTCTAAGAAGTACACCACCTAATAGTTAAGTGTCTTTTGCAGACGACTTGACGACGATGTTCGGTAGCCCCTTTGGAGTCAGCGCGACTTCAGGGGGGACTACTGCCGATGGCATTCTTGATCAGCCAACTTCTGTTGTTGCTGGCGATCAGGTCCTATACATCGATTATGTATTTCATTGCAAAAATGCTTCCTTTGGAACTCTTAAAGCAGGAGATTCCATAACCGTCGATGGAACTGCTTATACCGTCCGTACTAATGAAGCTGGATTAGACGGATTAACTAGAGAAATTTCACTGCAGAAAACTTAAATGGCAACAACACGCCGTGAACATATTCTCGATGCTGTGAAGTCAGCGATTAATTCTACGACTGGTGTTAGTTCGCGTGTTTATCGAAGTCGTGCTGTTGCATTAACTAGGGCTGAATCACCTGCTCTTTTAATTTCTTGGACATCTGACACCGCAGAACAAGCAACCTCATTAGCCACGCTTGATTGGACTTTAGAAGTTTCAATTGCTTGCATTGTCCGTGGTGATGTACCAGATGAGGATGCTGATTCAATTGTTGAGGATATGCATTCGCGTTTGATGAGCGATATAACGCTTGGTGGTTATTCAATGGACATACTCCCAACAGGAACGACCAACGAGGTTTTAGATGCTGATCAGCCTGCTGGAGTCGTTACAAGTAATTATTCAATTCGATATCGAACATCTAACGATGATTTGTCTACTGTTTAATACGTCTGCATAGCGATTGCCGTCTAACATGGCAATAAATAAGAGTGCCCCAGTACCGAGGATCTAAGCAATGGCCTTGAGAACATCCCAGACATTACTTTTAGCTAAGGCGGAGAGCAGTTTTGCCACAGACCCTACCCCTACGGGTTCTGCTAATTATGTCTTGGTAAGGAATGTAGAAATCACACCGATTGTTGCCGACCAAGTAGAGAGAACGGTGGTTCGCGGTTATATGGGGAACTACGATCAACTCTTAGCGAATGTGCATGTGGAAGTTAGTTTTTCTTGCGAGTTAGTCGGAAGCGGTGCGGCAGGTACAGCTCCAAAATTCTCTAATCTCTTACTTTCCTGTGGTACAGCACTTACTACTGCAAGTGGAACTTCGGATACTTATGCACCTATTTCCGCTTCGTTCCCAAGTTCGACTCTTTGGTTTTACATAGACGGTCAAAGACATAAGATCACAGGTGCAAGAGGAAGCTTTGCGATTAATGCAGAGGTTTCAGCAATTCCTTCTTTAGATTTCACCTTCCAAGGGATTTATAACGCTCCAGACGCGAGTGCTAATCCAACTCCCACGACATCACTTCAATCTACTCCAGTTATCTTCAATAAGGACAATACAACTGGTTTTCAGCTTCATAGTTATGCAGGAGCATTGCAGTCTGTGAGTTTTGATGTGGCAAACAATCTTGTTTATACAGAAAGAGTTGGTGGAACAAAAGGAACAGAGATTACCAATAGAGCTCCAAGCGGTAGTGTCACGATAGAAGCGCCTCCTTTAGGAACAAAAAACTATTTCACTATTGCAAATACAACTGCAACTGGAAATTTAGTTTTCCAGCACGGACAGACTGCCGGCAATCGTGTGACTCTTACTCTTGGCCAGGTTGATTTACAAGGGCCAACTTATTCAGACGCAGATGGTGTGTCGATGTTAAATATTGACTACACAGCGATTCCTACAGCCGCTGGCAATGACGAGTTTTCATTGAAGTTCCATTGATATTGCATTAAAGAGATAGGAGTCTTACGCTATGCAGGCGTATTAAACCCCTATGGCTTTTGTTCTTAAGCAGTCTGATAGTTATTCTTGGCCAGTCAAAGTTGATCTACCTGAAGATGGCAAATTAAAACGTCATACCTTTGAGGCTGAATTTAAAAATATTTCGCAGTCTCGTTTTCAGGAGATGATTGATCAATCCAATGCAGGAGAAATTAATGATATCGATGTGGTTCGTGAAGTCATGGTTGGATGGTCAGGAATATTGGATGAGAAGGGAGAAGAGATGCCTTTTGTAAAAGCCAAGATGGAGGAACTTTTAGATGTACTCGGAATCCCATCAGCCATAGCAACTTCTTTTATTGAAAGTCGTATGGGAGCCAAAAGAAAAAACTAGAAGCCGCTGCTATTTATTGGTGTAGTAGCGGGAAAGCAGATAAAGGGGAAGTTGATGCCGCCGCTGCAGCTTTTGGTATTGCACTGCCTGAACCTGAACCTGAAAAGGACTTTGAAGTTTGGAAAGAAAACTGGGATATCGTCGAGCTTTTCTTACTTGTTAGTACGCAATGGCGAACATCTGTTGGAGGTATTACAGGTCTCGACTACTCAGCGGTGTGTGCAGTGATTAATATGTGTTCATACCCAGAGCCGCGTTCTGTGCTTGAAGATCTACAAGTTATGGAAATTGCAGCAATGATAGAAATGAATAAGGAGAAGAAATAAATGGCAAAGGGAACCAGATGGGATCTATTAGTCAACCTTAAGACGAAGGGGACTCAAGGCCTTAAAGCAATGGGTAACTCCATGCAAGGCCTGCAAGGGAGATTGAAGAATGTTAGGAATGCGGCCTTAAGCGTTAATACAGCCTTCAGAGCAATGGCTGTAATCCTGACGGCTGGTGCTTTTTCTAAATTCATTACCGGAGCGATAGATCAAGCGGATGCGTTTGGAAAGTTAAGTAGACAAACAGGAATAGCTGCTGATGAACTTCAGAGTTATGTCAACGCAGGAAAATTAGCAGGTGTAGAACAAGCAACGATTGAAAAGAGTTTAAGGCGTTTAGCCCAGTCGATGCGTGAGGCCGATCAAGAAGTAGCAACTTATGCAGACGCTTATAAAGCTTTAGGAATTACGGTTAGAGATTCAGAAGGCAATTTGAAAGAGTCTGAAGTCGTCTTAGGAGAATTGGCCGATCGGTTTAGAAACATGCCAGATGGCGCGACGAAAGCCGCTATCGCAATGGAGATTTTTGGTCGATCAGGATCTCAGATCATCCCAATGTTGAACGAAGGGAGTGCAGCATTAAAAGAATGGAATTATGAAACAAGCGAGGGTTTTGCCGCGAACGCTGAATATTTCAATGATCAGTTGACGATGATTGGATTCGGTTTTGATGGATTTAGGAAACAATTAGCTGATGCGTTATTACCTGCATTGAATGCAATGTTGGAAGTGTTTAGGGATATCTTTTCCGCTGAAAATGATTTCTCTGGATTCTTTAGCATTGTAGAAGGTGGCATTCGTGCGATCGCTGCCACTGTTTATGGTTTTGGCAGAATCATTCAGGAGGTCGGGATATTTACGACAAAAATAATACAAAGAATAAAAGAAGGTATGCAATGGCTTAGTGATAACACCCCAGATTGGGTAAAAAAGATAGCTGGTGGCACAAAGGACCTTGTTCAGGATTTGGGAAATCGTGCTGTCTCTATGCAGGTTCAAGCTATGGATAGTGTTTTCGGCGATAATTTTGGGAGTGACTATAGAGATCGACTAAAAAATGATATGGAGGTAATCAACAAGTTGATTTCGGGCGAATCCGAAGCGGGTGAGAATTATCACCACAAAGGGAAGGAAGGCGTGGCGGCTGTGGGTGCTGAATTGACGAAGACATTTGGCGGTCAAATGCAAACCAAATTAGATAGCTTTAGCAAGAAAATGTCAGATTTTGGAGGCATGGTTGCCGATGTAGTAACGAAGGCCTTCACAGGACTTGAGGATCAATTGGTTTCATTTGCGACGACTGGAAAGATGGAATTTAAAAAATTAGCGCAAAGCATTATTGCTGATATAACGCGAATAGCTATTAGGGCGTCGATTACCAAACCATTAATGGGCATGTTTGGTTTTAATTTTGATAAGAACGCTACAGGCGGTGTTTTTTCTAACGGAACGAAATTAACCAGATACGCGAAAGGTGGAGTTGTTGATAGACCAACGATGTTTGCAATGGGAGGACAAGGCAACTTTGGACTTATGTCAGAATCTGGCCCCGAAGCAATCATGCCTCTCAAGCGTGGAAAGGGTGGGCGTTTAGGTGTTGAAGGTGGTGGTGGAACCAGTGTCGTTGTTAATGTCGATGCATCTGGTGGTACTGAAGTTAGCGGCAGCGAAGAGCAGGCAAGGATGCTTGGCCAAGCAGTAGCAGCTGCAGTGAGAACACAGATTGCAAATGAACGTCGGCCTGGAGGTCTTCTTTACGCATAATGGCCACCTTTCCTTCTATTGAGTCTTCCTATGGCCTTAGCAAGGTCAGCACTCCAGACGTCAACATTGCTAAGTTTGGTTCGGGATATTCACAACGTTCAACCTTTGGCATTAACCAAAATTTAAAGAGTTGGAGCTTGCGTTGGGAAAATATTTCAGAAGCGGATAGTGACACTATTGAGACATTTTTAGATGCTCGTGCTGGAAAAGAAAGCTTTGACTTCACGCCTCCTAGTGAAAGTGCAAGCGCAAAATATATTTGTAGATCATGGACAAAAACAATTCCGTATCCAAATCTTGCCAGCATTCAGGCAACTTTTGAACAGGTAGCAGAAGCATGACGACAGTTCCCCAGATAATACAAGAACAGATTCAATCTCTTGAGCCTTCTGCAGTTATTGAGTTATATCAACTTCA